TGTAGTAGCTAAATTGAGATGTCCGTCTCTGACCAAATAGACATGTCCGCGCTACAGTCTCACCACAGCGATAATTGCTTTCAAAGGATGAGACTCATGACGGCATACGGAACGGAGTTTTTCTCAATGAACGATGTAAACCGACTCAGGATCCTTCAGGACGTTATCGACCGCCGTCTTACCACACGTCTTGCAGCAACCCGGCTTGAGATATCTGACAGACACTGCCGACGGTTGCTGGAGCGCTATCGTGAACATGGGCCGCTTTCACTTGTTAACCGTCGTCGTGGCCAGCCCGGCAACCGGCAACTCATGCCGGGCCTCGCTGAACGAACACTGCGTATTATCCGCGAACGTTACGCTGATTTTGGCCCGACTTTAGCCTGTGAGAAGCTTGCCGAGGTTCATGGGCTGTATCTGGCCAAAGAGACGGTACGCAAGCTGATGACACAGGCTGGTTTATGGATCCCCCGCAAGTTACGGCCGCCGCGTGTACATCAGCCACGACCGCGTCGGGCCTGCACCGGAGAACTCATCCAGATTGATGGCTGTGAGCATCGCTGGTTCGAGGATCGTGGTCCGGCCTGCACACTGCTCGTTTACGTTGATGATGCGACGAGCCGGCTGATGCAGCTTCTGTTCGTCAGTTCTGAGTCCACTTTCACCTATTTTGAAGCCACCCGGGGCTATCTGGAGCGTTACGGTAAGCCTCTGGCGTTCTACAGTGACAAGGCCAGTGTCTTCAGGATCAACAACAAGCAGGCCACCGGCGGAGATGGCCAGACTCAGTTTGGTCGTGCCATGAACGAGCTGAACATCACCGGCATCTGCGCCAACACCAGTTCAGCCAAAGGCCGTGTAGAACGGGCTCACCTCACGTTACAGGACCGCCTGGTCAAGGAGCTGCGGCTCCGTGGTATCAGTACACCAGAGGCCGCAAACGCCTTTGCCGAAGAGTTCATGGCTGACTACAACCGCCGGTTTGCAAAGTCACCTCGTCACGATTTCGACGTTCACCGTCCGCTTGAGAATAATGAAAACCTGGAGGCAACATTCACCTGGCGTGAACTACGTAAGGTCTCAAAAAACCTGACATTACAGTACGATAAGAAGCTATATCTGCTTGAAGATAATGAAGAAAACCGGCGTTTTCAGGGGAAATACATTGATGTCTGGCAGTATCCGGACGGCACTATTGAGCTCCGGGCTAACGGTACTTCCCTGCCCTTCATCACGTACGACCGGCTGGGAGAACTGGACCAGGGAGCTATCGTCGATAACAAGCGCCTGGGACGAGCTCTGGAGATGATAAAGCTGGTTCAGGACAAACGGGACAACACCCGCTCGCAGGCCCTGCCATCACTTGACGGCCAGACCTCACGTAGAAAGAAGCAACCCGGCAAGAAATCACAACGAAGTCTGAATCAGAACGACATGCTGGAAGCCCTGCAGCAACTCCAGGCAAGGAGCCAGGAAATCTTCGGCAAAAGCTGAAACTTAACCCACATGCGGACATTTTAATTTAGCCACAAAGCGGACCTTTAAAAACAGCCCAGACAAAGGGATGCCTCCTTGAATTCTGGGTTATGGAGGTGTGTCATGGCTTGTACCCGTCCTTTGAACGCGTACCAGATGCCATCGGGGAAGATCTTTTTCACGCCGTCTCGTGGCGCTAAATTCATTCAGTTGCCCTGCGGTCAGTGCATCGGTTGTCGCCTTGCTCATTCCCGAGACTGGGCTACCCGCTGCGTTCATGAAGCCCACATGCACGATCACAATTGTTTTATCACCCTGACGTATTCGCCTGAGAATCTGCCCGAAGGCGGTACTCTTGTGCGTAAGCATTTCACCGATTTTATGAAGCGTTTGCGTAAGGCTTTATCAGTTGATGATATTTCAATTCGTTTTTTTGGCTGTGGTGAATATGGCTCTAAATTAGAGCGACCGCATTATCACGCTATTATTTTTGGTTATGACTTTCCGGATAAAACATTATATAAAGCGGGCAAATTTCCTTTATATAATTCTCCGCTTCTTCAAAGGTGTTGGAATCTTGGTTGGGCTGTTATTGCTAGTTTTAGCTTTGAATCGGCTGCATATGTGGCGCGATACTGTGTTAAAAAAGTCACCGGTTCCCGTTCTGAGGAGCATTACGGAAATCGCATTCCCGAATTTTCTGCGATGAGTAACAGACCCGGTATTGGTTATGATTTTTTTATGGAATATTACGATGACATAGTTAATTCAGATGCTTGTATTGGTCGTGGCGGTCGTCAGATAAAACCGCCCCGCTATTACGATAAATTATTGTCCGGCTGTGATTTAGAAAAGTTGCAGCAAAATAAAGAAAAGCGCCAGTTAAATGCCCGCGTATTAGACCCGTGGCGTTTACAGGATTTGGATAAATTTAATCTGGTTAAATTCCAGCGAATGATGAGGAAATTAGAAGATGGCTCACTCTGATGCAGTTTATGTAATTCACGATAAGTTGATTGGTGCTGATGTTTTTTCGTTTATGGCTCAACATGACGGTATTGCCCAGGGCCATTTACATTCGTTCTGTAATCGTATGCAGCGTACTGATTTTGTGCTTTATCGCGTGACTGCGTATGACTTTGAAAACCAGCAGCTCGTTCCGGTCGATATTGACCGTGTTTATGTTGTTACCGCGTTCCCTGCCATGCTGGAGAATGACAAAGATGAAATCTTCGAAGCCTAAGTTTCATACCCGCTACAACCCGCCTCCGTCGCCCGGCATTGTGTTTGAAGAGGACTCGATGACCCAGCAGCATTTCCGCGATGAGTGCGACATTAACAAGATTGTAGAACGCGCTATGCGTACCGGAGACACGACCGTGTTTACCAGTACTCAACGTGGTGAGTTCTATGATGCTTCTGCAATCACTGACTATGCGGACGCTATGGCCTTAATTGACGACGTTCACGACGACTTTAACAGCCTGCCGTCCGCTATCCGTTCGATGTTTGGTAATAACGTGAGTCAGTATGTTGAGTTCATGTCCAATCCCGAGAACTGGGATAAAGCGCGTGAGCTTGGATTGCTTGACGGCGGAGAGGAGAAGGTGACCGAACCGCAGGTTCGCGAACCGACTCCTGCTCCGGCGACCCCGCGGGAGCGTTCCGGTGCTGAAGTGAATAATGCACCAGATGCGGGTTCTGAACCCGCGAAACCTGCAGACGGCTCCTGACCCTGCAGCCTGGCACAGGGCCCTTCTTGATGTAACTGTGCCAGGTGACACCAATTTTCACAGGCGGCTCCCACGAAGCCTTAAAAATGGTGTCAGTTTATACAGTATTTTGTACAGTATTTAGACAATTCCCGAGGGGGGTTTTATGAGTAAGTTTGGCCGCAAAGTGCCTAGTAATTCAAAATCGCAGCATAATTTTTCAGTTGTTCCCTCTGCGAACATTCAGCGCTCCGTGTTCAACCGTAGCTCAGGCTACAAGACCACGTTTGACGCTGGTTATTTAATTCCCGTGTTTCTGGATGAGGCTCTGCCCGGTGATACGTTCCACCTTAAAACGAGTATTCTTGCGCGTCTTTCCACGCCCGTGGTTCCTTTCATGGATAATTTACGCCTGGATATTCAGTATTTTTCTGTACCTTATCGACTTGTCTGGGATAACTGGCAGAAGTTTAACGGAGAACAGAAGAACCCTGGTGATTCTACGGATTATTTAATTCCGCAGATTGAATCTCCGCAAGGTGGTTTTCCGGTTGGTTCTCTTGCCGATTATTTTGGCGTTCCTACGGGAGTGTCTGGTATTAGCGTAAGCGCCCTGCCTTTCCGCGCGTATAATCTTATTTATAACGAGTGGTATCGTGATGAGAATTTAATTAGTTCCGCTCCGGTTCCGCTTGGTGATGCGCACGAGATAGGGCTTTCTAATTTCCCGCTGCGTAAGCGTGCTAAGCGCCATGATTATTTTACCAGCGCCCTTCCGTGGCCTCAGAAAGGTGAAGGTGTTCATATTCCTCTTGGTGGTTACGCTCCAGTTTCTTCTGATGGCGCTTTTAGATTTCGGAGTATGTCTACGGGTGCCGTGCGTAATGTTGCTCAGCGTCGTTATGATGATGGTAATTTTTATGGCTGGTATCCTGACGGCGGTCCCGTTTCTGATGGTGAATATAGTTATTATTCCGGCTTGGCAGTTAATTTAGGTCTTGCTGAGGCTGTTTCCATTAATTCCCTTCGTGAGGCTTTTCAGTTACAGAGGTTATTAGAACGTGATGCGCGCGGCGGTACTCGATATATTGAGATTATTCGTAGTCATTTCGGTGTTATTTCCCCTGACGCTCGCGTTCAGCGCCCTGAGTATTTGGGTTCTGGTTCTTTTGATATAAATATTAATCCCGTTCTTCAAAATTCCGCGACGACTGACGCCAGTCCTCAGGGTAACTTAGCCGCCTTTGGTGTTTCAGGAGGTGTTAACCGTGGATTTTCACATTCTTTTGTGGAGCATTGTTTTGTTATCGGTCTTGTTAGCGTTCGTGCTGACCTGACTTACCAGCAAGGTATTCCACGTATGTTCTCCCGTCAGACCCGTTTTGATTTCTACTGGCCTGCACTGGCTCACCTGGGCGAACAAGCTGTTCTGAATAAAGAGATTTATGCTCAGGGCGACATTGTGGATTCAGCAGTTTTTGGTTATCAGGAGCGTTACGCTGAGTATCGTTATCGTCCGTCTCAGATTACGGGCAAGCTGCGCTCTACCGACCCGCAGTCCCTCGATGTGTGGCACCTTGCCCAGCGTTTTGATTCGTTGCCTAAACTCAATCAGGAGTTTATCGAGGAGAACCCGCCGATGAAGCGTGTCCTTGCCGTCCAGGATGAACCGCATTTCATTCTCGATGCGTTCTTCGACCTTAAGTGCGTGCGGCCTATGCCCGTTTACTCCGTTCCTGGTCTTATTGACCATTTCTAATCGTTGGCCTCTGCGGAGGCCTTTTTTCATGAGGTGAAATATGGGTTTTTTATCAGGTGTAGTTGGTGCCGTTGGTTCCATTGCCGGCTCCCTTCTCGGCTCTAATTCTGCCAAGCATAATGCTAACCAGGCGAACAAGATTACGATGGACCTGGCCAAGAACGGCATGCAGTACCGCGTGAATGATTTGCGCAAAGCCGGTCTTAACCCGATTCTGGCCGTTAATGGTTCCGGTGGTCTCGGTTCCGTCAGTTCGTCAGGTATTCAGGCCGCGCAGCCCGCCGACTTCTCCGGTGCGGTAAATTCCGCTGTATCCGTTTTTGACGCCCTCACAAAGCGTCAGCAGCAACGTGCGGCCGAGGCAGGCATAAAGTCTCAGATTGCGTTACAGAACACCCAGATTGCGAACAGCGCCGCTGACGTGCGTCTCAAGAACGCTCAGGCCGACCAGGCTGTTCAGAGTGCCGACAACATGAAGGCGCAGTCTAACCTCATCAATCAGCAGGTTTTGACCGAGGCAAGTCGCAGAGCTAACATTGAAGCACAGACAGGTCTCAGTTCTGCGCAGCGGATTAGAACTCAGTATCAAACTGTTCAGGACAAGGTTCTGTCTGAGTATTTAGGTACTGGTGCTGGTCAAGATAGTTTGAGGACTAACTACGATGCTAAATCCGGCGGTATTCCAGCTATTGCTAATACTATTGTTAGTGGTGCCCGTAGGATTTTTGATAGCTATTCTAATCAAAATTCTGCGAAAGCTGTAAACCAGGGGGGACGCCTCCCCCCTAACCAGTATCAGCAGCAGATGATTAACAACTACAGGAGGTAACATGGCTCGTTCTCGACGTCGTATGTCTAAGCGCTCTTCCCGTCGTTCGTTCCGTAAATATGCGAAGACGCATAAGCGTAATTTCAAAGCCCGCTCCATGCGTGGCGGTATTCGTTTATAATTTTAGTTCGGCGTCCTTTAACATAACCGCTTGTTATGCGCACTAAGGGTGTAGTAGCT